GACCCGAAGTCGAAGTAGGTCGTCACTTGCTTGGGGGCCGCACTCACCGCGTCCCAAGCCGAATCCCCGTTCACGTTGTAGCGGATCGTATCCCCGATCTGAGGGGAAGAGGGTAGAGCACTTACGGGGCATCCACTAGTGGTCGCCCCTCCCGCGGAGTCCGTACATAGAGGTGCTGCGGTTCCAGTTACAGTTCCGGCGCTCAAAATCTTGCTGTCTGTCCCTTGTAGAGCTGCCGACGATGTGATTGTGCTGGCAGTGGCTGCGATAGGGACTTGCCCTGCGGTCATACCGGACAATCCGCCGCCGCCTCCGCCGCCGCCCGATCCATTGACCGCGCAAAATCCGCCTTGGTTGGCTGCGAAGGTAAACGTGACCACATACGTCGAAGTGTTGACCGTGACATTTTCCGGATAAATAGCATTGGCCGGACTGTTATTATCCCAGCATTGATAAAGCAGTGCTGTAGTCCCAAAGCTTGTTGCCAGAGATGCCGAAAGCGCATTTGTGAACGATACTTCCTCATTCGGCAATCCACCCCCGCCGCCGCTTCCTCCGAGACTGCATTCCCACGATCCATCAACATAGAAGGCAAACGATCCGCTTCCCCCGCCGGTGCATGGGCTGGAGCCAGGCGTCCCATCGCTGATGTAGATCAGGTTGGTCAAGCCCACCAGCGAAGATAGCTGCGAAAACGTGGAGGCTCCAAGGAAAATCCCATCCGGGAACAGGAAGGAGCCGAGAAATGTCATGTCGGTTCCCGCAGGCTGGTTGATCGTCTGGTTGTTTGTCGGATTGCCGTAGATTTCGACAAACCCCGGCACGGGAGGGGGCTGGCTCATCGGATCGGCGGTAACCAGGTTGAACGTGCCCAAGCTTGCTCCATTGCCGCAGGTATGGATGGCCGCACTAGCCGAGCAGATAACGTAAGGAATGCCGTCTCGCAACGGATGAGAAGCATCCTTCATGGCCGTCAGTTCGTAGTAGGTCGAGACCACGTTGCCGCAGGTGATTTGATCATTGCCGATAATCTGGCCGACGACCGCGGAGCCTGGGGTTGCGGGCCGGAGGTCGAAAGAATCCTGCACGACTGCATCCGGCTGGCCGGGTATCACTGGAATGTTGTCGCCGCAGTTCACCAGTTGGAAATGCAGATAGGCCGTCCGATAGAGATTCGCGGTACCGCTGGTCATCGTGCCCGTGGTGAGGTTGGTGTTGATCGATACCTGGGCAGACGATGAGAGCGCCAGCAGAAAGAACCATACATAAAGAAGATGTTTTCTCATTGATCGCCCTTATTTCCCTTGCGGGCCTCTTCGGCTAATTTCTGCCGGATGTTGTTGCCGTAATAGATTTGCTGCCCCAATTCTTTTTCCCGTTCTTCCTGCTGAATCTTTGAGAGTTGCAGCATGGCTTGGGTGGGGTCGCCTTGCCAGAGTTTGTTGAGACGTTCTTCCACGCGCTCCTGATAGGGCTTACGGGTTGGTTCGGGATGCGACATCACGATGTACTTGCAGCTATCGACTGCGTGATTGTCCTTGTCGACAATGGCTTCGCTCAGATTCCGAGTCAGGAGTTGCTGCGCCGTCAGCTTCACACGTCGGATGCGCATGAGTTCCCAGAGAAGATTCGGGCAATCCCAGTTGTGCAGTCCAGGCTGAGGACGTTCGGAATAATTGCGGCACACGATTCGAATGGTCGGCTCGCACTCTTCCAGATTTCCCCAGTGCATCAAGAGGCGTTCCGCGAAACTCACGTCCGAGCGGTCGCCGTGAAAGGGGGAGAAGATGCTGAGTCCTTGATCTTCGTAGAGTTCATTGATTGAGCGCGCGCGTTGCTGGGCTTCTCCCGGACGTGGTGTCTGCTCCATGGTGCGGCTGAAAATGCTGGGGTCGGCATGACAAACATCCATGCGGAAGATGTCCTGCATTTCCTTCAGGCGTGGCGCATGCTGCCAAACCTCAAGACCAGGAACGTAATACTCGCCGCAGAAATATCCATTGCCATCATGGTCGAAGTAGCAACGCTCAACGACAGTCGGATTCGTCTTGCCGTAATCGGCGCCACCTTCAACTCGCCACGTTGGATCTGGTCGCCAGCGCACGTCAGTGATAACGATTTTCTCCCAGTGGGTGACCAAGGTATCGGCAAACACCAGCTCACCTCCGCCGGCTTCGTCTCGAATCTCCTGCTCGCGGTCCCAATCGGCCTGCGAGGTGTACTTTCGTCGTTCGTCTTTTTTCCATTCCGGATGAGTTTCTAAGTTTCGATCCGGATGAGCCGTATAGTGGACCCGCACTACGGGAATGCCGCCAGTCGTCCGTCGTACCCGGACTCCGGGCCTGACGTCGACTTCGCTCTGGGCGGGCAAATCCTTGGTTTGCTGGAGGGCTTCGAACATTTTCATGTTATGATTTCGCCGATATGAAAACGATTGTTGCCAAAGTGGCCTAGTCGGTGGTTCGGATGATATCCCGCCTGGCATCTGCGTACCATGATGGGCCAGCGCTTGAATTAAAGATCACCTTCCCGCGGACTGCGGAAAGAGCCTCGTTGTAGCATTCCCCGGCATCAGGTTGAAACGAACTTTCGTCATTCAGGTAGCCCCAGGGATGGTAACTGCGAATCTGGTCGGCGCCTCCAGGAATGCCCACGACGTATCCGCCTGCGGCAAAACTGAGCGAGTGTCCCGGCTGTTGGTCGACGGGCTTGGTCAAGGGGTAAGCATCCTGCAACCATGTTGGCTGACGTCGGTAAAGACACTTGGCGTACTCGACCAACTGAATTACCTTGTCGTCTTTTTGCGTTTGGAGGAGCACGCCGCGGTGTGGGACTCGCATGGCATTCAACGTCAGATAGGCCACGCAGGCCCAAGACACCATCAAGTCACGAGATTTTTCAATCCAGGTGATCTGCTCACATTCGAACGTGTCAAACAGGTCGCGGAAATAATCGTACTGTGGGAAGCGTTCATATGGCGACGGTCGATGTTCTTCTACCCAGTGCTCGTTATAGGTTTCAGTATGCTCCGTCGCCCAAATATAGGCATCGCGTGTCGCGTCACCAGCTCGAGCCTGAATGTCGCGTGAAGCTGCCGCGCGCGATTTCTCCAAGTCCTCGACCGGCCTATAGCGCTGACGTTGTTGGATTTCCCACGTCGCTCGCGCCCTCGCCCAGCGGGGATCGGAAACGAAGCGGAAGCTCGCCAGTCTTTCGGTAATCTTCGAGTTCCTGATCATTCCAACCGGCAAAGATGTCGATATTGGCATGCTTTACACTGAGTCCGAAAATGTCTTTCAATTCTCGCAGCGCCATAACTCGCGCCGAATCGGTCTCCGCCTTTTGGGAAAGTCGGTCCAATCGGTTGATGATGTCGTTGCGCGTGATCTTGACGCCGCGGGCTTCGTTCTTGCCCAGCTTGTCGAAGAATGCGGCTTGCTTTTTCTTGATCGCCGCCCGCACCTGGGGGCGGTTGAAAACGGCAGAGGCCACGGCCTTGGGGAATTTATAGCCAGCCTTCTGGGCCGCTTTAACCTGATTTCCCTCATAGAAGGCTACGAACTTGAGTTCTTTTGGGGCGAGCGGCCGGTCTTTCTTGGGCCGATCTTTCTGGGGCGGCATGCGAGTGTCCTTGCTTGACTCGGAAGTGCTTGAAGGATTAGGTACATAAAAAGTTGGTCGATATCTACTTGTTGTTCGAGGAATCTGGTGGTAGGATTCTGCCCGTGAGAAAAGCTATTACACCTGTGATCGCTTTCGTGGTCGTTTGCCTTTGGCTTGGATTATTGCCAGTTCCCCATCCGCACAACTTGTTGGTTGCATTTCTTAGCGTGCTGTTCTTGGGGCTTGTGATGCTTCTGTTTGCCCTTGGTTCTGATTTGGACAAAAGCGATCGTTAAAGCGATCATTGTGAAGCTGCTACCGGCGCTTGCCAGGCATGTGCTCGTGCTCTTTTCTGCCGCACAATCTTTTCGAGTAAATCGATTTCTTTCTGGTCTTTATCCGCCTTGGCCGCGTCTAGGAC